AACAATTTGACGTGGCCCTTGCCGAGCCCTCCAACTAGGATATAAACTGGTGCACCATGTATATAATAGATCGTATTCCATGCCCTTTGGAAGACTGAAAACTTTACTTTATTATTAGGTTGAACTATCTTTAATTCAATTGTAAAGAATCCTGTAACATTGTGAAATATTAGACAATCAGGGAATCCTGGAGTAACATAACTTTCAAGGCGTGAAACAAGATATCCCTTACCATCTTTCAAGCATTTCTTTAAACTTTTCCAAAGCCTGGTTTCCGGCTTTACGGTCATACTTCGTCTTGTCTTTCACCACCCTCGGTCGATACTTCGGTGATGTCCTTAAGTCCTTCGCTATCGGATTCCTTTTCGACCGATAGGACAGTCTTATTATTTTCTTTTCTGAATTTTCCATCTAATCCTAATTCCTTTAGTTGTTTTAGAACGTCCTCACGGGACATACTATCGATACTACCTGTCCTGATTTCTTTGCGGTCAATGTACAATCCCGCAGCTTGCCCTCGCAACCGCTCAGCATTAACAGCAGCACTAAAAGACTTTTCCACCAGTGACTTCTCACGCAACCTTGCCAACTCTTGTACATGCTTCTGTAATTTAACTTCATGTGTTTTCTCCAGTTCAGCTCTTCTCTTAAGGACAGCATCTACAACCCTTGGATATCTCTTACCATTTAGCAATTGGGAAGAGGTTACATTGGCCGATGCCTCCGAGTATCCAGCTTGTCTTGCGCATTCCGTTGGAGTCAATCGCCCTTCATTCTCAGCGTAGATCTTTACAAACACGCGTTGCTTATCAGTGAGTCCATCACTCCTAATTGGGTGTTTTATAGCTCCACCACTCTGCCTTGTTTTTGCCACAATGGTGGCACCACTTGTGGCACCTCTCAGCCTTTCATCTACCATCGAATTCCCCGCTCTATAGTTGAATTTTTGCTTATTTGTTTTATTATAAACAACAAAAGTTGCTTGCGTCGTCTAGAGTGGTGCCACCATGGTGCCACCATATAAATCATTGATTTATATATGTTAATCAGGATTTGTGGCACCGTGGCACCATATCCCGGTCTTTTTAAAAATAAAAAAAACATTTTAGCAAAATATACACTATAGGTGCCACATTACAAGATGAAAAGTGACCGATTTGCGCCATTCCGTTTTCCTATCCAGTGGCGCCTCACCAATTGATGTATTAAAGCGTGAATATTACTCTTGGACCGCAGTCCAATGAGCTGCTTCAGCTCCTCGTAAGATGGGGAGTATTTGTTGGTTGCGATGAAGTCCTTTATGATGTTATAGAGCTTCTCTTGCTTGGGTGTCAACCCCATTTTAGACTGTGTATTTTTCGCCTGTAATTCCATTAATATATATCTTCTCCTTCCTGCTTGGAAATTCATCATATCCTTTGGCGTCTGGGTTTGGTCCATAATCCTTGCGCACCTTTGCCAGCATTTCGTTCGGACCCAACTCCCTAATTGTTTCAGGCGTGATTGAATCATACAACTCGCGTTGCAGTTTCTTTTCCTCGGATGTTAGTTTCTTTGGTTTGTAGTGGTTATGACCAAGCTTTGCCCACGTTATCCTAATCCCAGGTGGTGGTCTATTAAGCGTTACGCCATTATTGTTCTGATGTGAACCAGTCCAGGTCCCAGGAGCATGGTGCTTGTCCATTACATACTCGTAGCATTCCTTATTGGACACGAACTGAACAATTTCCTTGCTCAGCAACTCCGCATCCTTCCACACGTTAATCTCGTATTTGTCCATAGCTCTTTTCTAGATATTCTATTTTCTTGACCCATCCTTTGGGTATAGTTATATATCTGCCTCCCTCTTTATCCTCTTCCTTTGTTTCTTCTGGATCCAGGCACCAGGATCCCATAACTGTAACCCTCTCATCATCATTCCTTATCATCCACCCAATATCAACACATGTCGCCAGCTTGGCATCGCGCATTTTACCCAGAGGTACCCATCCTGTATCGCCGTCCATGGCGTCCATCCAGGTGATGCAGACCATAGGCCAGCAATCCGGATATTTACTCGAGGGTAATGTGATCTTCTGTTCTTTCTCCGTTTCGTTCGAATTTTGCATTATCCTCATCGTCCCTGTGTTTATGTCCTTCTGTTATAACTTCCATGATCTGCGCCTTCGTCTGAAGCCGCACCTCATAGTCCTGGAACACCACCACCCAGAAGCGCGCTTCGCCTCCCTGCAGTGTTGTTGCCTTTCCTGCCTTGAAATTTTCTACAGTCTTTCGAAAACCCATGGATAATAATTCCAATAATCTGGACTTAAACAATACACGATCGGACATGTCTTCGAATCTAACGTACCATGAAGGCTTCTCCGTCAACCCCGTCTTCGGATTGATGGCACCATCCTCCACCTGAAACATATCTGTAATCTTAAGTGTTGCCATTAGTTCATCGTATCCTTATTATTCCAATTCATAGAAACTGAGGAGTATTTGTCCTGCAGCTCCTTTTCGTCGAAGTCCTTCATTACCGAGGCCTTTTGACGCTCCTGATAACCTTTTGCAAAGTCATCAACTATCTCCATCATCATCATCGTTGGGAACTGGACCCCGTGCACCTTAACATGACTTAATTTGTTAAGGACTTCCCCGAAGTCGTCATTCTCCTCCTCGCACTTGCGAAGAATCTCTTTAATCTTTTTTACCGCTTTTAATAATTCTTGCATTTTTTATTCTAATCCCTTTCTCATCAGCTGCCTTCTTAATTATGTGCATCATTTCCTGTCCCGGTCCTCGATGCATGTTCAACCCCATACGAACCAATGCGTCATAATAGGGAATCTTTATCGCTACGCTCTTGTATCTTGTCGTGTCAACCATTACGCGTTGATCCCCTTCACCGGTCCGTCCAACTTGAAGTGCACATTAAATGCCATCGAACGCCTTTCACCTTCACTCCTAAACGGATAAACCTGGTGTGCAAGCCATGAAGGAAACAAATAAAAGTCCCCAACCACAGGCTTTACAATATAGCTGTGACGCGCAAAATGATTTGGCATTGATCCAAGGAACTCCAAGCACCCAGCCGTTGGATGATGGTCCTCCTTCGCATATTCCTCCTCGAACTTCGGTGGTACTTTTAAAAACGCCACTCCGGATAAGTTCGCATCATGTATGTGCACAGGATTGAAGTCCCCCGCAACTTGCGATACGACCCATACGCTGAATGACACTTTTGCCTTATCACTCAACCCTTCAGGAAGAACGCGCTTGATGTACTCATGTGCCATCGTAACAAGAAACTCGGGGAAACCCTTGATTTCATTGTGGTTGATCGCAACTTCCTTCTTGACATTTCCTGCAAGATTATGTGACCAGTCACGCTCCTTACTCAGCTTCTCATCAAAGAGAATCTTATCCGCCTGCGCATTGAGAAGGTTGACATAACCGCGTGGCATGTTAACCTTCAGAATGCTCGGCCCAAAGGGCTGGTAGATATCATAATGTATCTCCTGGTCAGTCACCGTTTGTTCCTTCCCACTTGAAGTCGAAGTCGTAGTCCTCATCGTCCTGCGCTTCGTCAATGATCTCGGTGATATTCTCAACGATGGCTTCTTCCTTTGCGTGCAACGCCTCTAGCTTATCAAGTTGCTTCTTGATTTTATCCAGTGGTGTTAGTTTTTTTCTTGCTTTTTTCTTTTTTTTCTTCGGTCCCATAGTTACCTCCTATAGTTTTTCAATTTTATCAATCCACTCCCTAATGAGTGGCTTTCCCAACTGCATTGGACCATGTAAATACTGACCTGATCCATCCTGCGACACGAACTTCAATGTTCGTATCATCGCATCTTCTTCATTCTTAGCGCGTATCGTATAAGAGAATGTATATTCCCTTTTTGTAACAATGCGATAGGTATTCTTCTCTTCACCTTTCTCAACATGGAACGTATCCATTCCACCAATTCGTTTCTCAATCTTCCCTTCAACCGGACGCTCGAACTTGACCTTGGGCTGCTTGTATTCCTTTGCATCCTTGAGTGCCTTTTCAGTTCTCTTCGCACGAATCTTATTTCGCTCGGACTGTATATATTTTTCTTTCTGCTCATTCATCTTTCACGACAGTACGCCTATAATCCAAAGTGTTCCAAAAAATACCAATACAAATGTTGTCGGTTCCATATTATCTCCTTAAATTTACTGTTATAATCTCGTCCCGGAAGTCACCATAGCGGTACTGTTCCATGATGGGATCTTCAATTCCATATTCGTAGCGGCGCATTAGGATCGTTACAATCCTATCCCACCGCTTACGATCGAGCAACTCTTGATTTGTCTTGGGGAAACGAAGAATGAACTTCCCAAGACGCTTTTTCTCTTTTAATAATCTATCATATAAAATCATATCCCAAATACCATTTCAATAATAAGCCTGCATACCAGGAAAAAAATAAATACCTTGACCGGAAGAAATATAAACCACATCACGTTCTCACTGCCCAGTACTCATAATCAAAATCATCATGCCTTTTCTGAACCATCGTAATGTGATCACGGTGATATGAATTCCTCACATGTTTCGCCAATTTATCAACTCTTTTTAAATCAAGTGTTGGCGATAGTTTTTGCTGATTGGGAGCGAATAAAAATCCACGGTAGTACATAATCTTGTCACCCTTACGCGACTTGTTGATCCATTCGTCAAATTTCTTTAAACTTATCATAATATTCTCAAAGTTTCCGTAGCTGTAACACAGCTGTGGCTTTTCCTTTTTATATGTTCCACTTTTAATATATTCCCTTGTCATCTCATCTCATCTCATAACAAAGCCTCCGAGGGATTAGTTTGTAATCACCCCCAACCTTTTCCCGACAAATCAAACCTGTAAGGGTTTAACGAGTACTTCGGAACTGAAACTCCAGCCCCTTATCCATTGGGACATTGTGACCGGTGTCGCATGCCTTACAACTTTGTGATTGTTGTTCAGCCAGGAGGATATATCAATTGCAATTGACATACTCTTCTTTGTTAGCCCATATTATACAGTATATGATGGGATAAATCAAGTAAAATATTATGGCAGAAAACAGCCAAAAACACGTGTCAAGTAAAAAATCATTTTATTGTTGCATAAATACAACAGGGAATGTATAACTAAATCCTCAACTTCATTTCATCTCGGTGGACTCTCTTCGCACATTCGTTGCGGGAGAGTCCCTATTAAAAGGACTAAACTGGTGGCGACAAGAATAAGAAATATCTGGTATAAATTAAAAAAATGGTTAAACTATCGCCCTCATAAAACATATTTAAGAGGAAAATAATTTTGACAAAGATATGGCTACTTTTAATGCTTCTGTCTTCTCCTAATCAACCATCCGTTAAATACCATGCAGCAATCTATCCAACGGAAGATCAGTGCATGATTGCACGAACTAACTATATGGAGACATATGAGGCAAAAACGCCGGAATATAAGCTTACCCTTAAAACGGAGGCTTTTTGTATACCTTTTGAGTCATTCCCTATTGTAGGAATGCCTAAGCCTGTTGGAGCATGAAAATTATCATTTTACTAGTGGCCCTACTTATGGTAGGATGCTATGATATGAGAACACTTAAAGTCAAACCATCCACTACCACAGTCACATATGGACAAGACAGGAGCACGGGTGAAAAGGACGCAAAGAATGATGTCCTAACGAACAATCAAAAGGAATCCTGGACGATAAAACAGGTATTTAAATGGGAGTAGATTATGAACGGACTTAAAATATCCTTCGCCGTCGTGGCCTTTGTCCTCGTTCAGGGGATAGGAGTCATATGGTACATCTCGAAACTCGATTCGCGTGTCGACCAGATGTACAAAAGCTTTGAAGAGGAGAACAGAAAAGACGTGATTGAGAATCAGGTTAAAATGAAGCTTGATTTACAAAATTTAATAGCTGATGTCGACGAATTAAGCAAAGATATGAAGCGAATGAATCAGAAAGATAAGGAAATAGTTAAAACCAATCGTGAGATACAGAGGGAGCATAAAAAATTGTTCAATCTCATAGAAAGGTCCAGTAATTCAGATTATTCTTACGGAGACTAAATGGCTAACGATAGGTTCGATGTATCGGATAAAACAGCAATCAGCATGCCTATGCGGAACCTTTTGGCCATACTCACGGCCACAGCAATCGGCGTGTACGCCTTCTTCGGCATCCAGGAAAAGTTAAACAACCTCCAAACAGTCCAGACTCTTATGGAATCCGACCTCGTAAAAAACACGGAATTCCGCATAAAATGGCCTCGAGGTGAATTAGGGTCCCTGCCCGCGGACGCTCAGCAGGACCTCTTAATCGAGTTTATGGCATCCCAGCTTGAGTCCATGCAGGCTGATATGGAGTCAATGATGAGCAATACCGTGAATATAAAGAGATCACAGCAGGATATAGAACGCTTGCTCAACGACGTGGAGAAGCTCAAAGATAAAATTAGGGAGAACGGCAATGGAGGTAATTAGCATAATAGTCATGTTCATATTTGGAAATATGAACGATCAGGAGCATCGAATGACACAGTATGTTCCAATGGAATCACTGTCCTCATGCATGAAGGAAGTGAGGATACTCAAGAAAAAAGAAACAGATTATACAAAGGACGCATTCTGCGGTCCTGCTCTCGTTGAATTAAATGAAGCGGGGGAAGTTATTAAAATACACAACGAAATGCCAGAGGGTAGCACATTATCAATGGACAAGAAAAAAGTAACAAAAGAATCCATGGAAAAATGGACTCTTAAAAGCAAAGAAAAATGGGAGAGCAACAAATGATAAAAATTTTATCTTTACTAATAATACTACTATTCAGCGGCCTTACTTATGGTGCTGAATCCACAACAGAAGATATCGAAGGTAAAATGTCTACCCCAGAGGTAGTCTTTGCTGTTTGTGTATTTGCTGATGGAACATTAATAGATCACAAAGGTGCTGAAAGTATGAGTGCATGCCTGAAAACCAAAAGGGAAATCACAAAAAAATGGAAATTAAAATCACAACAAATGGATTCAATTGAAATAAATGGGATCACATACAAAATAGATGGCGAGCACCTTTCATTTATGTGTGACCTAGTGGATGCACACGTTCACCATTACGAAGATGGGTCTTGGGAAATAGTTGAAATTCTAGGAAAACATAAAAGTGATTAAGTATCTAGCATCCATACCCGTAGTACTTTCACTCCTCGCCGGTGCGTACGGAGCGATTAACTATGTATCGAAACTTAATAATACTGTTGAACAGAATACAACCGCACTTGCTCTTATTAAATTAGAAGTGGAAAATGCGGAAGAAGCGTTCTCCAGTGAAGTAGACAATATACATCAAATATATTCTGAGAGAACGGGAAGAAATGCAAGTAACTATGCCGCAGCTCGTGAAGAACTGGTTAAAGAAATCACGGAGCTCGTCACCTGGATTGGACGGATTGAGGCAATTGCTAATGCATTACAACAGGCATCATATACTGTGGCAACAGATGCACAAGTAAGGGCACTAGAAGATTTAGTCAGAGCCAATAAAGATAACATTCGTGACATGGGGTATGAGATGAAAGAACTAGAAAGGCTATTAAGTGGCGGCTATTAATGTGGAAGAATTATCTACTGTTTGCTTTTGTGGCAACGTTTGCTGTTTTTGTATATTGTAATGAGGCGAAAGGCGTTAATGAATATCTTAATGATTATCCAAGTCACTGCTCAAAGGGATCAATTGAGCTTTACACGGATATAACGGGTACTGATGACAAGTATACTTACCTGGATGGCGATGGAGATGCATCCAATAGTTACCGCGGTTATGATGATGACGTTCGTGGTAGCGTTGGTATACGCTATCGAATTGATCTTGGATCTAGTTGCACGGATCCATATAAAAAACTTATGATGCAGAACCAGAAGCTAAAGCAAGAATTAGAGTTGCTTAAATTGTGTGGAAGGTATAAAGAATTAGAATTAGGGCCTCAATTTGCCACTGTGAGAGAAATGTGTAAAGGAGTAAACAGGAAAGAAAATGGAGAAGACGATAAAAGTACTATCAGATCTCACTAAAAAGGACGCAGAAAGGTGTTTAGTCTTTGCGTGATCCGTACGATTGGATCACTTTCAGCATCGAATAAACCCCATTCCTCCTACCAGGGGTCAAAAGATTATCCAGCTCCAGGCCGGATAGCTCTTTTTCTTCAAAGGATGCTATATCGCTTCTTGTAGAATTGCTGAAGACATCAGCCAGAAGACATACCATTCCCTTTGAAATCAATGCAGCTGAATCAGCTGTAAAATAAATCTTATCGCCATATGTAAAATGGGGAACCAACCATGTCTGTGACTGACACCCAGGAACCTCGAATTCTTTTAACCTATGCTGCTCAGGAATTGT